GGGGTGAGGCATTGGCATGTAGCTCAGCAGGCAGAGCATCCGACTGTTAATCGGAAGCGCGCAGGTTCGATCCCTGCCGTGCCAGCAATTCCCTTCGACACCTGAACCTCCGAGGTACACCATGCGCGTGTGCTCACAACCTGGATGCCCAACGATCTACCCCTCCACCGAGGGGTCACGTTGCGCACAACACAGGCGTGCAGCAGACAGGGCCAGGGGTACAGCACGCGACCGGGGTTACAACACCCGTGGACACCAAGCCTTCAGGGCTGCGGTACTCACACGAGACCCCATCTGCGTCATCCCCGGATGCATCAACTTCTCCACCGTTGCTGACCACTATCCCTTGTCACGCAAAGAACTACTCGAGCGTGGCATGAACCCCAACGACCCCGACCATGGACGCGGCTTGTGTAAACCACACCACGACAGTGAGACAGCACAGCATCAGCCAGGTGGATGGCACGCCTGAACAAATGTTCGACTAACCTCACGAATGGGTGGGGGATGCCCCTCGAAGCGGAACCCACAGAGGACCGTCGGGGAGGGCGCTCCGAGGTTTTCCAGGTTCAAGATGTTCCGACCCGCACTTTTGTTCGACTGATCCGTGGTGGCGTGATGCTGCCCAGCGTGATGCTGAGGGATGTGATTGATGTGCCTAGTGGTGGTGCGCGTGCGCGGTCTGGTCCGGCGCCTGATCCGAATGCTTTGAGGCGTGACCGTGCTGGTGATGCCGGGTGGACCGTGCTTCCCGTCGAGGGTTTCCAGGGTGATGTCCCAGTCTTCCCGCTTCCTGATGCCTTGGGTGTCGAGGTGGAACTGTGGGGGAAGTTGTGGCGGAAGCCGCAGGCGTTCATGTGGGCGAAGCTGGGCCTCGAGTTTGAGGTGGCGGCGTACGTTCGTGCGTTCATTGAGTCGACTGAGGCGAAGGCGTCCGCTGGGCTGAAGACTGCCGTTCTGCGGATGGCCGCTGAGCTCGGTCTGTCGCTTCCTGGGATGCACTCTCTGCGGTGGAAGTTCTCTGAGGATGAGTTGTCTGTGAAGCGTGCTGCGGCGACGGCTCCGGTTCGTACGGGTCCGACTGCTGCGGAGCGTTGGGCGGCGGCTGTTGGCGATGAAGGCTGATCGTCCGCTTCTGGTTGTTCCGGAGTGGATTGAGGCGCATTGTGTGATCCCTGATCGGGGTCACCGGGGTATGCCGTTCACGCTTGCCGCGGAGCAGTACCGGTTCGTTGGCAATCACTACATGGTGAAGGCTTCGGCGCGGTTTGATCCGGCTGCTGAGCTTGACCCGGAACTGCCTGCTAACCCTTTGGCCGGCGCTTTTGTCTACCGTCGTTCGCAGCTTGTGCGGGCTCAGAAGTGGGGCAAGTCTCCGCTGATTTCAGCGTTTGTGTGTGCGGAGGGTGTCGGCCCGGTGTTGTTTGCCGGGTGGGCGTCAGACGGTGACGTTTACGACTGTGCCGAGCATGGGTGCGGTTGCGGGTTCGTTCACGAGTATGCCGATGGCGAGCCGATGGGCCGTCAGTGGTCGACGCCGCTTATTCAGATCACGGCGACGTCGGAAGATCAGACGTCGAACACGTATGACGCGCTGCGTCCGATGATTGAACTCGGCCCGCTGTCGGACATCATCCCGAGGACGGGTGAGGAGTTCATCCGCCTGCCGGGTGACGGTCGTATCGACGTGGTGACGGCTAAGGGCAACTCGCGGCTCGGTCAGCGTGTCACGTTCGTGGTTCAGGATGAGACCGGGCTGTGGGTGAAGTCCAACGGTGGGCACAACCTGGCGAAGAAGCAGCGTCAGGGTCTCGCCGGTATGGGTGGGCGCGCGATTGAGACCACGAACGCGTGGGACCCCGCCGCCGATTCCGTCGCACAGCGTACCTACGAGTCTCAGGCGAAGGACGTCAACCGCGACTTCCGCCATCCGCCGGCCAACCTGTCCTTCAAGAACAAGAAGGAACGCCGCAAGATTTTCGCGTTCAACTACGAGGGTGCCCCGTGGGTGTCGATTGACGTAGTTGAGGGCGAAGCCGCCGAGATGATGGAGAAGGACCCGGCAGACGCCGAACGGTTCTTCGGTAACCGTCTGGTGGCGGGCGCTGGCAAGTGGATCACGCCTGAGGAGTGGGACGCGAAGCGGTCTCCTATTGTGGTTAGGCAGCGTACGGCTGTTGCGATGGGTATGGACCTGTCGAACAACAACGACTGGACCGGTATTCGGCTTGAGACGCGGGATCTGTACCAGTTCACGCCGACCTACGACGTCGGTGGCGACAAGCGCCTGACTGTGTGGGATCCCGCGAACTTCGGGGGGTTCATCCCTCGTGGTGAGGTGCGTGCTGCTGTCGATTTCATCGCTTCGGAGTTCCGCATTGTCCGGGCGTACATCGACCCGGCGGGTTCCGCGATGGGTGCGATTGACGAGTCTGCGTTGAACGATGACGACTCGTGGCGTACTGAGCTTGCGGAGTGGGCGGCGAAGTATGGGGCGAAGGTCTTCATCCCGTGGCAGACGAACTCGATCACGGCGATGCATAAGTCGCTTGAGCAGTTCCGGTCGGCTATCCGTAATCCGGACTCGCGGTTCACTCACGACGGTGACACGGTGACCCGTACGCATGTGACGAACGCCGTGATGATCGCGAAGACGATGCAGCGGTACGTGCTCGGGAAGCCTCATGGTGCCGATCACCAGAAGATCGACCAGGCGATGAGTTCGGACCTGGCGCATGAGGCCGCGATGGACGCGCTCAAGGACGGCCAGTTCGACGACGCCGCTGACAACTACGTATTTTTCTGACCCCTGAGGAGGGCGCATGGACGCGGATGACGCCCGGAAACTGACTCAGCGGATCTACACCCGCCTGAACAATCGTCGCCCTGACATTGAGAAGGCGGAGAACTACTACGAGGGTGATCAGCCTCTCAGTTTCGCCACGGAGGAGTGGCGGAAGGAGAACGCTGAGCGTTACGTCGGGTTCTCGGACAACTGGTGTGGGACGGTCGTGAATGCTGAGGCTGAGCGTCTGAAGCCGATCGGTGTGACGAACATGCCGAAGACTGCGGCGTCGAAGTTGTGGGACGCGTTGCAGATGAACGAGTTCGATGCGCAGTTCTCGCAGGGCGCTGTGACGGCGTTGACGGCGAAGCGTTGCTACGTGATTGTCTGGGGCGACTCAAACGGTGAGCCGATCGTCACGTTCGAGCACCCGTCGTCGGTGGAGATCGAGTACGACTGGGAGAACCCGCGCCTGCGGACCGCCGCGTTGAAGACGTGGGTGGACGAGTCGGACGAGTACGCGACTCTGTACACGGCGGATCATCTGTGGAAGTGGATTCGTCCGCGTGTGACGCCTGTGAACGAGCTCGATTCGATGACGGAGCAGCAGCGTCAGGAGTTTGCGGCTTCGGGTGGTTGGGTGCCTCGTGAGGGTGCTGCGGATGACACATGGCCGATCGTCAACGACCTTGGTGTGGTTCCCGTGGTGGAGATCGCGAACCGTCCGACCCTCAAGGGTGACCCGCTGTCGGAGATCCAGGGTGTCATGCCTATGCAGGATGCGATCAACCTGCTGTGGGCGTACCTGTTCCTCGCTGCTGACTATGCGTCGATGGATGCCCGAGTCATGCTTGGGTCAACGCCCCCGAAGATCCCGGTCCTGGACAAGGACGGAAAGATCATCGGTGAGCGGCCGGTCGATATGAAGGATCTTCGGTCGAAGCGTCTCATCAACATCACTGGCGAGAATGCGCGGATCGATTCCTGGAAGGCCGCGTCGCTCGACATCTTCACGGACACGATTGAGATTGCGGTTGGGCATATTGCGGCGCAGACCCGCACACCCCCTCATTACCTTGTCGCAAACAAGGGCATCTCGAACCTGTCTGGTGATGCGTTGAAGTCGGCTGAGATCGGTCTGAATAAGAAGGCCGGGGAGTTCATCACGTTCACTGACCCGCAGTTGCGGGAGGTGCTGCGTCTGGTGGCGCTCGTGAAGGGTGACACAAAGGCCGCTGAGGC